GGGGGAAAATATCTTGCCACCGAAGATGGACGCGAATTGGTGCTACCCGGGTGCTGAAGTGCCGATTGGGGCATGGATGCCGACGTGGTGGGTGGGTCTACCTAAAATTTTGCACGCGATTGCGTGGCCGGGGGCATGGCTCCACAGACGCTACTTGAAATGGAGATACCCGCCGACGTATATTAGGTCAGATGAAGAACAAAAAATTAGGCTGTGAAGCACACAGTGATTGTTTGACTTGCCCGTTTTCTGATTGTATTGTTTGTGGTACTGGTCATGCAAAGAAGTTGGTAATGAGAAAAGTTGGCATGACTAGGGCGGATGAGTTGAAAGCAACTGGTCAAACTAATAGGGAAATAGCGAAGATAATGGGTTGCCACGCGAGAACTATACAGAGATATTTTGCTAGAAATGAGGGAGGACTGATATGACAGGGAAACTATGTCATGGTAAACGACACACGCCGATAGTGAGTGAGGCGCAGCGAGGGATGATGGGTGCGGAGCTGGCCCGGCGCCGGAGCGGTAAACGTGGTAAAATGCCAGGGATTACCCAGGCCGAGCTCGAGTCGCATCTGCACGAGGCAGGTGGTAAGAATTTGCCGAAGAGAACGACAAAAAAGAAGGGAGGTAAGAAATAATGGCAAATAAAAAGCGAGTACGTTGTCATGGCTGCGGTGAGGTATTTGAGACGGAGGCGGAATCAATAATGGCGCCTTGTCCGAAGTGCGGCATGAATTTGAAGGTAAATAAGCGGTGGGAGCCAGAAGGCGCGCAGTATGTGACTCCGGCAGACATGGACCTAAATAAATACTAATGGCCAAACATAAGAACGTAGAAGTTAAAAAGAAAGCGCGGCGCATCGTTAATCTTGGACGGTTGCCGAAAGGCAAGGTCACCGTCGACGATGTTATTGCGACAAATGACATCAATGAAGCCCTAGCGGAAGTCCAGGAAAGACGCGCCGAGCTAGATGGTTTGCTCATTGCTTGGCGTCTGGTTGATGGCACGGAAGGTTATCGCCATGTCAAAATGAACGATACAGATTTAATAGCTTTATGCGAGTTAATCAAGCATCATGCGATGCACCGATGGACGAATGAGGATTAAGTGCCTATACTGAAAATTGATAACAGAATGGCCGTGCGCAAGATGATATGGAGCGCCTTGGAATGGCAACCCAGGGCGTTGCAGTTGCCTGTTATGCTGGCTGATAGTCGCTTTATTGCCATAGCCGGTGGTGAAGGAAGCGGCAAGTCGGAATGTTGTGCCATGCGAGCCATGGAATACCTGGATATTAGCAAACTCATTTGGCTGTGCGGTGATGAGTTTCTGGATAGCCGTAAAGAGTTTGAGTACATGACCGAGTGGGGTAAGACTCTTGGCATAGTTGCTCCACGTGATATTTCCTTTCCATCGGAAGGCCAATGCCATTTCAAGACGATAACCGGGTGTCACGTCTATACTGTGGCCACCAAGGACGTGACCAAGATAGGTCGTGAATCTCCTGACCTGATTATTATGTGCGAGGCTGCTAGGCAATCACTGGCTGCTTACCAAAGACTACGTGGCCGTATTACTCGTGAGCAAGGCGACTTACTATTGTCGGGAACTTACGAAGGATCGCTCGGATGGTGGCCGGAGTTGGTGGAGAAGTGGAGCGGCTATAATGTCGAGGACGGAAAGAGTTTTGTCATGCCCACCTGGGCGAACACGGCAAAGTATAGGCTAGGTGACTATCGGATTACTCTAACAGACGGTACGATAGTTAAGAACGTGGGCAAAGAACTTCACGATCTGTGGTACAACAGCAATACCCCACCTGATATTTGCATGGAGCGTTACGCTGGTCGTAGAGTTAAGCCGGCGGGCATGGTGATACCAGAGTTTAGTATTGACTACCATGTGGGGGACTATCCTTACAATGAGAAATTCCCTGTGGATATAGCCGTGGACCCTGGTTATGGTGTACCCGGTGCTCATGCCGTTCTTGCTATTCAGATGATGGAGGGTGGCCAGGTACAAGTCGTTGATGAAATTTACTTGCAGCATATTACTACTGAGGAAATGATTGAGAAGATGCAACGTGAGAAACCGTGGGGCAAGGCTTTTTCCGACGGAGCCATTGATATTGCAGCTAAACAGCATCCTTCTCAACCTGCGGTGATAGAAGTATGGAAGAAACTAACCGGCGTGTTGCTCAAGTGTAAAAAAGTTACCGATGTCGAGGCCGGGGTTGAACTACTCCGAGGCTTGATGCTTCCGGACCGGCGTACCGGCTTCTGTAAAATTGTGTTTAACTATTCATGTTACGGAATTATATCGGAACTCGGTGGTGGTCTGAGTCCTGTCATTGGTGGTGGGCCATGGCTAAGAAACTTACAGACGAATAAACCACTCGACTCTAATTGCCATTCTACCAAGGCATTACTCTACTATTGTGTAAGCCGACTAGGGTATACTATACGTAAGAGGGAATCGAATTTTGGGAAACTTTTGGTGCCGAGAGGTAGGCAGGGTAGATTAGTACCGTTATCTGAATTGGAGGGCAAACATCATGCCGAAACAATACGCCGATAGTCAATTCTCCTCGACCTCGATTGGGGACGCCCCCGAGGCGGAGATTATTGCGGAGGATATTGAAGAAACCGAAAACGCAAGCATAGCCAAAGGCTTAAAGGAACGCAAGTTTGACGAAGGTACTATCAAAAAGCTAATTGAAACCTTTGATAGTGTCCACAAAGGCCTACACGAGCGCATGGATGAAGATATGAAGCTCTATGAGCTCGAGGATTTTGAACTCGATATTTTCAGTGACAGTATGACTCTCAATGAACCGCGTCACATGGGAGACATGGTAGTTCAACTTTGCACAGGTTCTATTCTCATGCTCACAATTGAAACCGAGGAGGACGACCAGGATAAAAATGCCGTTATTGAACAATTCCATCTGTCCTTTTTGAAGTCTGCGGATGAATGGCTTGGTCAAATGCTCATGGCTCAATTGAAGCAGGCTCTTTCGTTCTATGGTGCCGTCCGTGGCTGGATGGTACTTCGGATAACTATTTACCGCGACGACAATGGCAAATTGGTACCGGGTATTATGGCATTAGACCCGCGATACATAAAATGGGGTGTGGGTATGGGTGGTTTTATATGGGTAGCGTATGAGACGTGGTGCACCGCGGAAGAAATATTGCTCGACTACGGTGTAAAACCGGATGGAGAGGTTGGCAAAATAACTGATTTTTGGAGTAAGAAAGAGAATGTAATCCTGCTGGACGACAAAGAAATTCCTGGACATAGATATAAGCACAATATCGGTTATCCGCCATTTATTATCTTCCCATGTTCTAATCAACCAAAGGTGATGGGTAAGGATATGAGCGATGCAAAGAAACATCTTAGAGGTTGGGGGGAGTCAGTCTATGCAGCTAATAGAAAATTATACCCGGTGCTCAACAAAATTTTGAGTATATGGCTCTCACTTGTAGTGAAAGCTCATAAACCAGGTGGCTTCATTGTGACGGACGACGACCAGGTAACCGTTGACGAGTTGCCTTACGGTAGTGGTACGGCCATGAAACTGCCTATCGGCTCGTCCTGGGTGCCGGTGGTGCCGGCGGATATAGCCAGGAGCACTCCGGAACTTTTCGGTCAACTCGCAGCAGCCGTACAACGCGGTGGCATATCCTGGGTAACATACGGCCAGCTCTGGAAAGGACAGGAACTCTCGGGTAATGCACTCGAGGAACTCAAACAAGGATTGGGCAAGATTATCACTCCGATACTTGGTACACTCGGTAGGGTATTCCAAGGAGCTGCTCGCATGACAGAGGAACAATTTATGTCTTACGACGAAGCATGGGAAGCGGTAGGTTATGATACCAAAGGTAAACACTTTTTCAAGACTATAGAACCGGATGATATTTCAACTAACCACGAGATACGCTTTGAATTTCTGTCAATAACTCCACAGGAAGAAGCTGCTAATATAGCCAAGGCGCAGATGATGAAGTCGGCGTCTCTTGCGGACGACGAGTTCATCGATAAGGAAATTATGAAATTCCAAGACCCGGCAGGCATTGAGGACCGCAAACTAATCATGCAAGGTAAGGCATTGAGTCCAAAAATTATGATGCTCGAGATAATTAAGGCCTACCGGAAACGTGGCAACGATATGTATGCCGACATACTATCAGCCGAATTGGAC